TCACAGCAGCAGGCACAACAGGTCAAGTTCTGACTTCAGCAGGCACAGGAACTCCTACTTGGACAACTCCTACTTCTTATGCGACTGTAACTGATGACACCACTACAAATGGCACTCGTTATCCTTTGTTTGCAAATCAAACAAGTGGAAACTTATCAACAGAATATACAAGCTCTACTAAGCTGCAATATAACCCTTCTACAGGGGTTTTTACATCAACAGCATTTAGCGGTGGCGCATACATAGCAACAGAAGCAATTACAGGATCTTTAAGTGCAGGCGCATTTAGCTATGGCACATTGTCATACTCAGACGTTAATATTTTTGCTTCTTACACTTCTAGCGTTAATAATTACAATCAGATCGTTCTACAAAACACAAGCTCAGGCTCTAGCGCATCGTCTGATTACGTTGTTTCTAACAATTTAGGCACAAATACTACATATTACGGTGATTTTGGCATGAACAGTAGTGGCTGGACAGGCACTATTGGCACATCTAGTTTAAACGCCCCTAATGTTGTGTATTTCTCATCTGCAAGCGTTGATTTAGTAATCGGCACAGTAACAGCAAACGCTATTCGTTTTGTAACAAATGGTGGCGCAGATAATGCAAGCGTTTCAAGCGCAGGAGTATGGACTTTTGCTAATACAGTAACAGCTTCAATTAGCGGCAACGCAGCAACAGCGACAACTGCAACGACAGCTACAAACGCAACAAACGTAGCAATTACAGACGATACGACTACAAATAGCGATTACTACGTCACTTTTGTAAGCGCATCATCAGGCAATACTGGTTTAAAAACAAGCTCAACCAAGTTAAAATATCATCCATCAACAGGCGCTTTAACCGCCTCAACCATTTATATAGCACCATAGGAATAAATCATGGGTCAATTAGTCTTTCAAGCAACAGCAGGCGGCCAAGTAGCCTTAGTTGGCCCTAATCCATCTACAAACTTTTCGCTAAACGTACCAGCAGTAAACGGTAATCTTGTAACTACAGGCGATACAGGCACAGTTACAAACACTATGCTTGCTGCTAGTGCTTACAATACTCCTGGCGCAATCGGCTCAGGAACAGCCAATACAGGTGCTTTTACTACTCTTTCTGCAAGCTCAACAGTATCAGGCACAGGATTTAGCACTTATTTAGCTTCCCCACCTGCTATTGGTGGCACAACCCCAAGCACAGGTAAATTTACAACTATTACAGGCACTTTAGATGCTTCTATATCAGGTCTTACTGTTGGTAAGGGTGGTGGTAGTGTAAGTACAAATACTGCTTTAGGTTTTTCTGCTTTAGCCGTAAATACAAGTGGCAGCAGAAATTTAGGTGCTGGCGCATACAGTCTATATGTTAATACTACAGGCGCATCAAATACTGGTTTAGGTGTTGGTGCTTTATTTGCAAACACCACAGGAAGCTATAACACTTCTATTGGTGACCAATCGCTTATTTCAAACACCACCGCTTCAAATAACACCGCAGTAGGTTATCAAGCTGGGTATAGTAATACTACAGGTACTCAAAATGTGTTAATTGGTCGTGCTGCTGGATATACAAGCACAGCTTCTTATTGCACTTTTGTTGGCGATTATGCTGGTCAAGCTGCAACTATAGGAAATTCAAATACCTTTATTGGTGCTGGTGCTGGTTCTGCTGTAACAACAGGATTAAAACATACTATTCTTGGTGGCTATTCAGGCAACCAAGGCGGTCTAGACATCCGTACAGCAAGTAACTATATTGTGTTATCTGATGGTGATGGTAATCCTAGGGGTGTGTTTGATTCTTCAGGTAATTTTATTACTGCTGGAGCAATAAGCACAGGAGGTTCTATATCAGGAGGATTTTCTGTTTTAGGAAATTCAGCAGCATCATATCTAAATGTTGGGCATATTACAGGAACTGCATCAGGTTCAGCATTTGCAAATTTTTGGTATAACGGAGGGGCAATTGGCTCTATTACTCAATCAGGAACTACTGCCGTCCTTTACAATTTAACTTCAGATAGAAGAATTAAAGAAAATATTATTGATGCTCCTGATGCTTCTAGCGATATTGATGCAATTCAGGTTCGTAGCTTTGATTATATTTCTGACAAATCAACAGTTAAATATGGTTTTATTGCACAAGAATTAGTTACTGTAGCTCCTGATGCAGTTCATCAACCATCAAACCCTGATGAAATGATGGGTGTTGATTACAGCAAATTAGTGCCAATGATGCTTAAAGAAATTCAATCTCTCCGTAAACGCATTGCAACTTTAGAGGCTAAATAATGGAATTAACTCACGAACAACAAGTAGCACAAGACTATAAAGCAGCTATGGATTCTGTAGCGCTTTTAGAGGCTGGAAAACCAACAGAAATGACTGATGCAGATTGGGCTGATTGTGTTGCTCGCAACAAAGCACATTTAGAGTTACAAATTTCTAAAGGTGCTGATTATTACGGTTCTAACGATTTAACCCCATTTGAGAACGCAATCAAATAATGTTTACTTGGAAAATCCTAGAAGTTTCTGCTAAAGATGGCGTGATTACTCATGCTCGTTATCACGTCACAGCTACGCAAGACGATAAATCAGTAGAAACTGAAGGTAATTGGTATTTTGACTGCCCTGTAGCAAATATTCCATTTGATCAAGTTACAGAAGAAAATGTATCAAATTGGATACAAAACGAAGCAATAAAAGATGGTCAATGCCACATTACTGCTCGTTTAAAAGAACAATTAGAATCATTAGAAAATAAAGTTATCCCACCTTGGCAACCCCAAGTATTCAAAGTAGGAATATAAAATGACAACCCCTTTAGACATTATTTCTCGTGCATTAAAAGACATCGGAGCATTAGAAGCTGGCGAAACTCCAACTCCTGAAGCTGCTCAAGATGCTTTTGATATGCTCAATGATCTCGTTGATCAATGGAGCAATGAGGAGATGATGGTCTATTACAAGAACGAGATTGTATTTCCTATTACAGCAGGACAAACTCAATACACAATTGGGCCAGGCGGTCAAATTGGCGCAATAGTTACAGGTTCAATTCAAGGTAATGTATTAACAATTACAGGTATTAGTTCAGGCGCAGTTAACGTAGGTCAAACCATTAGTGGCTCTGGCATTGTTACAGGCACAAAGATTGTCGGTATGCTCACAGGCGCTGGCAACAACGTAAACGAAGCTGGCACATATACAGTCAACATTTATCAAAATGTTAGCTCTACAACATTAAATCTTTACTATCAGCGCCCATTAAGCATTGATTCTGCGTTTGTTCGCATCAATACAAACTCTAATGGCGTACCTATCGTCAATGGTGGTTTAGATTATCCTATTGCTGTTTTGGCGGTAGAAGAATACGAAATGATTGGTTTAAAGACTTTGAACGGCCCTTGGCCAAAAGCTCTTTATTATCAGCCTTCAGAATCATTAGGAAACATCTATGTATGGCCTAATCCATCTCAAGGTGAAATGCACATTTTTACGGATAATCTTTTTCAAGGTTATGTCAGTTTGCAAGACCCCATTATTCTGCCACAGGGCTATACAATGGCTTTAAGATGGTGTTTAGCAGAGCGTTTAATGCCTATGTATGGCAAAGCATCACAGACTCAAATAACAATGATTAATGCTTACGCAGCGCAAGCTAAAGCGACTATCAAACGAACAAACATGAAACCTGTGCAATCAGCACGATTTGCAGATGCAATGCTTGCAAGCAGACAAAAAGATGCGGGCTGGATTTTGAGTGGCGGTTTCTTTAGATAAGGTAAAAAATGCCAGATTTTGGATTTGTTGGGGCAAGTTACGAAGCGCCCTCAATTTATCAGGATGCCCAAGAATGTATTAATTGGCGGCCTGAGATTGATCCTACGAAAGCTCAAGGCTCTCGTGGTGTAGTAGCTTTATATCCAACTCCAGGATTAACTTCAGTAGCAGCTCTTTCTGCACAAGCTGAAGTGCGTGGCATGAAAACGCTATCAGGCGGTAATTATTTAGTTGCAGTATGTGGTGCTTATGTTTATGTTATTAATTCAAGCCTAACACCGACAATTATTGGTCAATTAAATACCAACTCAGGTCGTGTAGGAATTAGTGAAAATGGTTTAAACGTCTATATCGTAGATGGCTCATATCGCTACACATGGCGTATTTCTAATCCTTCTGCTGCTGTATTTCAAGGCACAATCTCAGGCACAACGCTTACAGTAACTAGAAACATTAGCGGCACAATCGCTGCAAATCAAGCTTTGTTTGGTCTTGGAATCCCAGCAGAAACTGTCATTGTTTCAGGTTCAGGCAGCACTTGGACATTAAACAACAGCGCATCTATTGCAACTGCTGAAGTAATGAACTCTGCGGCTGTGGCTTCTGTTTTGTCAGCATCTATTTCAGGCACGACTTTAACTGTTGCATCAACTTCAGGCACTTTATATCCAGGTCAAACAATTACAGGCTCAGGCGTATCTGCTAATACAATTATTACGTCTTTAGGCTCTGGAACTGTTCTTAGCACAGCAATTGCTACTGCTGGCACAGGATACGCTGTAAACGACACAGTAACCGTTTTAGGCGGTGTTTATGGCTCAAGCCCAGCTACATATACAGTAACTGCAATTGGCGGTTCTGGAGCTGTTACAACGCTTACACCGACATTTTCAGGCTCTTATACTTCTAATCCTGCTAATCCTGCATCTACATCAACAAATGGTTCTGGTACAGGGTTAACCCTTACTTTGACATTTGGCACAGGTACAGGAAGCACAGGCAATTATGTAATTAATAATAGTCAAACTGTTAGCCCTGCTGAAACCATGTATGCCTTGAACTGGAGCGTATTGCCTTCTACAGATGGCGCATTTACAGGCGGCACAGTCGTAGATATTGTAGATAACTACTTTATTTACAACAGACCTAATACCCAGCAATGGGCTGCATCTAATCTTCTTAGTCCGATTACTTATGGCTTAAGCTTTGCTAGTAAATTTACAGGCCCAGACAATCTAGTGTCTTTAATCGCAGATCACGGCCAAGTATATTTATTAGGTGAAAACACCTCAGAAGTATGGGCAGACGTAGGCACATTCCCATTTGCTTTCCAAAGAATCCCAGGCAGCTCAAGCCAGCATGGTATTGCTGCGCCCTTTTCAATTTCAAGGCTTGGTAATTCTTTTGCTTATTTAAGTAAAAACAATCGTGGTCAAGCTGAAATCGTCATTATGAATGGATATTTCCCACAAAGAATATCAACTCATGCAGTAGAAAACACTTTAGTTGATCAATATATTGGCGATGCTGTAGCTTATACTTATCAGCTAGAAGGCCACGAAGTATATGTTATTTCGTTCCCAACCCTTGATTTAACTTGGGCGTATGACATCAGCACTCAGCTATGGCATAAATGGCTTTGGATAGATAATTTAAACCAATACCATCGTCATCGTTCAAATTGCTCTGCTTTTTTTCAAAATATGGTTTTGGCAGGCGATTGGCAAAATGGCTTAATTTATCAAATTGACCCATTAAATTACACAGACAATAGTCAAAATATCCGTAGAGTAAGACGTGCTCCACATTTGACTACAGACTTGCAACGTCAGTATTTTGATGAATTGCAGATTCAGTTTCAACCTGGCGTAGGAGCTACAGGACTTTCTCAAAATTTAAAGAATTTTACTGGAAGCCCTTTATTAATAGGCCCAACTCAATATTATTTTATTGATGCAGAAGAAGTATTAACTATTGGTCAAAACACAACAATTAATGCTAATACACCTACAGATGCCCCTCAAGCTATGCTTAGATGGTCAAACGATGGCGGTTCAACATGGTCAAACGAGCATTGGACAGGCATCGGCAAAGAAGGCAAATATAAGAATCGTGCTATTTGGCGCAGATTAGGCTGGTCAAGAGACAGAGTATTTGAGGTCGTTGTGACTGATCCAGTTAAAGCTGTGATAGTGTCTGCCAATTTAAAAGCTAGTGCAGGGGAAAACTAATGTCAAATCAGCTATGGGGATCATCTCAGGGTAATCCCTATCCAGTTACACCTTTGCTTGATGAAAACACCAAAATGCCTACTAGATCATGGCAACAATGGTTTCTCAATCTGCTAAACTTTTCTAGTTCGCCTACAGCGACAAAGGGGACAGCTACATTGCCTGCAAATCCAGCAGGATTTATCAACGTAACTGTTGGGGGTAAACCATTTAAAGTGCCTTATTACAATGATTGAGTATAAAAACGATAGCTATGTCGATTGCTTAGATCAATGGAAAATGATCATAAAAGATCACTATGACGAACTATCTGTCACAAAAGAATATGAATTAGAGCCTGATTACGAAGCTTATCAAAAGCTTTGGGATTCTAATGGCATGAGGTTTATAAGCTGTAAAAATGATGATAAATTGATAGGCTATATTATTTTCTTTTTAGCCCCTCATCTTCATTACAAGAGCTGTTTTACAGCTTTTGAAGATATTTATTTTCTTAAAAAAGAATATAGAAAAGGCAGAGTTGGTTTAAAAATGTTCCAATTTGCTGAAAAAATACTAAAAGAACAAGGAATTAATCGGGTAATCTACAACACTAAAGTCCATTCAGATAATTCTAGACTTTTTGAGTATTTGGGCTATAAGTTTGTGGATAAAGTCTTTACGAAACTGTTGTAAAAATGCGACAATTAAGGCATTAGATTGGAGAAATTATGGGTATCGGTGCAGCGATAGGCGGTATAGCAAGTTTGGGTTCAGCCCTAATAGGGGGAAATGCAGCCCAAGGCGCAGCAAATACGCAAGCTCAAGCTGGTCAAGCGGCTCAAAATCAATTATTACAGATTGGTCAAAATGTTTCTGGTATGTACACACCATATCAGCAAACAGGTCAGCTAGGTCTAAATTCCCTTAATCAAATGGCTAATTCAGGCTATTTGACAAATCAGTTTAATAATACAGATTTAAACGCTAATTTAGCACCTAATTACGCATTTCAGCTACAACAAGGTCAAGCAGGTCAAAATGCAGCAGCCAACGCAACAGGCGGATTAGTAGGTGGCAACGCTCAACAAGCGTTATCGCAATACAATCAAAATTTTGCTGCAAACGCATATCAAAACGCATTTAACAATTATCAAGCGCAAAGAACAAATGTTTTGAACAATGCAACCACTTTAGCTGGTATTGGTCAAAATGCAGTTCAAGGATCTGCAAACGCACAACTTGGAATTGGCACAAACATTTCAAATATTACTCAAGGCATCGCAAACGCTCAAGCTGCTAGTCAAATTGCTCAAGGCAATCTATATGGTGGCGCTTTGCAAAACACAGGCAATTTATACGCTTTAAGCAATTTAGTTGGAAATCAAGGAAATCAACCCGCTACAAGTAGCGCATCTGATTCTGGTTTATTTCAAAATTATGGAATAGCAAATCAAGCTAGTGGCTATCAAGCGCCTAATATAGAGGAATAATTATGGCTGGATTAGATGCAAGTATTTACGGGAATCAACAAGCACCTCAACAAATGTCTTTGGGGGATATGCTTGGCATCGCTTCTGGTGCTCAACAATACAAACAAAAACAACAAACAAATCCTTTAGAAGTAAAATCTAAAGAAATTGGCATTGAGCAGGCTCAAACTCAGCTTAATGAAGAAAAGCTAAAAATGATTGCTGCGCATACTACAAATACTGTGCAACAACTTCAAAGATTGATGCTAAAACCCGATCTTAATTCACAAGATATTATTTCTACAGCTCAAGAATTAAATGCAAATTCAGGTGGAAATGAGCAATCTTTAAAACAAGCGTTGATGGGTTTAAATCCAGCAGGCACACCTACTGAAAATAAAGCATTTTTAGCACAAAAATTAGCCAGCGTTTTAGGTTCACAAGCTCAATTAGAAAAAGTATACCCTGCTGGTATTTTGCCAGGTCAACTGCCAGAAACATCTGTTCAACAAGGATCTGCTCAAGGAATGGGAGGTCAAGGACAGGAGCCTGCTGGTCTAGGAATGGAATTACAATATCCAGTTAGAAATCCTCAAACCCCTTATTTGCCAGTTCAAGGAGAAAAAGAGGCGGCTGATGTTGGTGCGTTATATACATCTCACGCTAATCAAGTTGCAGGAAAACTTCCTCAAACAGTTAGAAATAATCAAGAACTTATTTCTAGCATTAAAGGTTTGCAAAAAGATGTTCCAGAATTATTTCAAGGCGGCATGGGCGGAGAAGCTAGATTAGCCTTTTTAAAAGCAAAGGGAGATCCAAGAGTAGCTCAATTGCAAAAGAATTTAGATAATGTTATTGCTTCTACTGTTACAACTTTTGGTAAAGAAGGTCTTTCTACAGATGCAGGAAAAGCACTTACAGCAGCTTCTGTTGGCAAGTTAAATATGCCTTTAGATACTCTTTTAAATACTGCTTATCGAGCATCTGGAGACCTTAAAAACTCTGAATTAGAAGCTAAAGCTGTTAGTAAATTTACAAAACAATTTGGCGTTAATAATATTTCATCATTTCAAAAAGCTTGGGGCGATAACGCAGATAGAGAAGTATTGCAATTAAAAGCCATGCAAGACATGGGCGCAGATGAAAAAGATATTGAAGAATTTGTGTTTAAAGGCAAATCTAAAGATCAAATTAAAGAATTAATTAAAAAAGAAAAGAATTTAGATAAGTTAGTTGAAAAAGGACACCTGTAATGGGTTATCAAGATTATCTTGCTGAGAAACAAAAAGCTGATAATGCTTTTTCAGATGAAGAAATTAATCGTCTAATTAAGACTGAAAGCAGCTTTAATCCCCATGCTATCAATAAAGAAACAAAAGCTATGGGATATGGGCAATTTACGCCTGAAACATTTGCCGCTTTAAACAAACAAGGAATTAAATTTGATCCTTTTGATGAAGAACAGTCTAAAGGTGCAATCAAGACTTATCTAAATATGCTTTATAAGCAAACTGGTAGCAAAGAGAAAGCTCTTGCTGCTTATGGTGGATTTGTTACCAAAGATCCATCTTCTTATGTAAATAAAATTTTACTTCCTACTGAAGAAACTCCAAAAACTCAAAACGCATTAGAGAAAAAACTTGCACAATTAGAAGCTGGTGAAAAACCAACAGAAGATAAAGGTTTGACCACTGCTAGATCAGCAGAATTATTAGCAAGAGGCATGGCTCCAGCAGTTACTGGCGCTGCCGCAGGAAG